CGGTGTTCATCATTACATTCTTTTCCGTCTTCAATTGTACATGCTTCACATACGGGTGTTCGAGTTTCATTATCAATGAAGCTCACCTCGATAGGACGAATGTTTGTAGCAAAAGGTTCTCCTAAGACATCAACGTCTTTCGAAAACCAATCGATACTGACATGTGTCATATCGCCGTTTTCTAACTTTCCTAGCACTTCACTTGTTTTAGCTGCGTCTTTATCGACTTTAGCTAACATTTTAATACCAGTTTTACCATCTTCCAATTCGATTAATTCTGGATTGATAGCCTTGCCAATCAAATCTTCTTCGGTTCGCTGGTGATTAAAGTAAACTGGAAGCTCACTAAATGCTTCCAAATTGTCTTTTAATATTGAAGGTTCTATGTAAACTTTCTGGTCGCCATCTTCATCATGTACTCCTGAAGTGATGGCTATGACTGGATAGTCTATAGTTTCCTTACCAATAGTTAAGGGTTTTTCTAATGCTAAAGCAAAAGTACGTTTTGAGTCTTCAAGTTTTTGTGGAACTGCGAATTCTCTAACAGTACCTTCGCCAACTCTCATGCGACATAGATTTGCCGCCATATCTTTATAGTTATCTACACCTTTTTTCTTAAGTCTAGGTGCTAACTCTATAAGACATTCTTCGTATACGTAGTTTTCGCTCATGCTTCTCTGTCTCCCGTTAGGTTTCTGTTTTCGACACGGACTGATTCCTCAGTCTTATCTTGGTCTTTACCACCAGATATATTAGCGTTTTCAGCTGTTGGCTGTTTTTCTACTATACCTTCTGGGTCTAGACCACGTTCTAATCTAACTTCACCGGGTGAAAGGACTCCCTCAGATAGATATATCATATCCGTCTTTGCTTTAGTAAACGAATCTGTTACGTTTATCTGACGGAATGAAAATTTAGCTTTGCCACTTTCAAGTTGTGGCATAAGTTGTGAATTCAAAGATGCTTCTACTGCACTTTGTAAATGTTTCACATAAGGTTCGAAAATAGCACGTGCTTGTTCTGGTTTGTCAAACATAGTAACAGGAACTTTTAATGCTATGTGTATTTTCTTTAAAATGTCATCTGTGTACTTACCATATTCAAACGCTCTTTGTGTACCCTGCATTTCTTTGATAGTTATATCATTACCATGTATAATATCTTCGCCGGGTTCTAAAGAATTGAATGCATCAACGATTTCGTTAATTTTGTCTGGACCATATGGCATGTCGGGTAAACCAGCAGATATATCAAACCTACTAGTGGCGTACTTGTTAAGAGCAGCACCAATATCCCTCTCGGCATAATCTTTAAGGTCAACCAAATATAAAACTGGATGAATATCGCTAAGACCGTAAGCGTAATCATCAAATGGATTATTTTTGTATTCAATAATCTCTTGTTCTTCAAATCTAACATTTTCTTTGTCGTCTCCTACATCTTGATAGTAATACATTATCTGACCAGATGGGTCTCTTTGTACATACATATTTTGAGATGACCTCAAAACTAAGTTATCTCCAGTATATTCTAAATAACCTGTTCCAAAAATTCTACCATTACGTAACCAAGAGTATATAATATGGTCAATGTTTATCTCATCAAAAAAGTTAGTGATAACCTCGCGCTCTGCGTCATCGTCAGTTACTATATCGTAACCATCCTTCGCTGCGTATATACATGGTAAATCTATTAAAGTTCTTATGATAGGGTCAGAAAGGTACACATTCATGTACGTTCTATAATCTCCTATCTGTGGTTCTTTCTTTGCTCCACCACCGTAACCTCCCATCCCAGATGTATTTTGGAGTTTGATACGTTTTATAACGCCCGCTCCATAACTTCTTGGATTGTCCTTACTAAAAGGTGGATTTTCACCAACACTTGCGAATTCTCTTCTTCTGCCGAATGGCAGATAATCACGTAGAGGCATGGCTATCAATACCTATAACGCGGGCACAGTATATAAAGCTTTCGCTCAAATGCCTCCCGGACTATGTTTATTGAGTCTATTTTGACCCCTTCTCGATGTGAAAACGCCTTGTCCTGTCCATCCAGCGCCACCTTTATTAACTGTACGCTTGGTTGGCATAGAAACTGCAGCAAAATTACCAGAAATTGGTAACATTGAAAGTGCCCCATGTAACGCTATAGCTGTACTATCACAATAATCGTCATGTTTACCAGTAGGTGCAGATATTTTTTCTGTTTTATTAGCTGCATCCATTGTATATTCTAAATCTACATGTTCTCTATACCACTTGTTAACCAATTTTGCTTGGTCAGGAGGTAAATCTTTAGGGTCTGGGACAATGACTTGTTGTTTTTGTAAATAGGATACCATATCTCTGTAAACTTGAGTTTTAGTACCTTTCGCTCCACCTGTAAAAATAAATGGTATAAACTGTATACCACTTTTTATACTCGCCACCCTTATATCTTGTTCAATCGCGCCACCCATACCTGTCGCATCAATAATAAGCCTATCAGCACCGAAACCACGAGCAATATCCATGATACGCTCACGTTGGTATGGAATATCATGTCCACCTGTTCTAGGACTGATTTCTTCCAAATAGATAAGTCTTGCAACATTTTGTGAAGTTGATTTTTGACAAGCCCAAACACTAATAACAGTGCTATTAACGGATTTACCAATATCCACACCCACAGTACAGTTATCAACTTTCGTTCCGAACTCGTGAAATCCAAGTCCTCTTGTGAATGTGCTTCGTAATAATTCGGGATTGAAGATGTTGGACGACGACTCGACGAACTCGCACTCATATTCTGTCCTCCAATATATTGAATCTTCCCCCCATTCCATCATCTTTGTAAGCATATCTTCCTCCGTGTAAGGTGGGTCGTATGCTCTTCCTCGCTTTACAGCATCTCTCCATGTATAATGTAATCGTGAAAAACTCTCCGCATAAGCGTCATCGTATAAATAACGATACATATGATTTTCTTTTGATTTTGGAGTCCCTAAGTTAATAAATGGCGCTGTGTTAGATATGATTGATGGTTCTACATTATCTATAAATAACTTGTCATCTATTAATGGACTCTCGTCCACTATCAGAAAGGTTGGGTGTTGTCCACGTATAGCTTGTCCCTGATTAGATGCAGCTATAGGAGCTCTACGAAGCACCGTCCCTCCCTTCATTGTGATATTAGGCTTATTGTGAAACCTGTAATGGTCTACTAAGCCATCTAAAAAGGCATTATCTGCAAAATGCCTATAACAATAATTAAATATCAAACTTGCTTGGTCTTCACTAGGAGCCAAGACAAAAATTAAATCTCTGAATCTTTTAAAGAACATATAGACTACTATAGCTACCGAAAGGGCAAAACTTTTCCCAGAGCCACGTGGAGCCAATATTGCTACTTTACGATGCTTTTCAGCATCTCCGTCAGGATGTGTTAAAGATTCAATAACAATATCCTCTTGCATAGGTCTTAATTTTAAAGGTCTACGTTTATTATCAATAAGGTAACATTCACAGAAAGCTCGAACCAATAAAGTCATCTTCTTTTTATCAGTTCTACACTTTTCAAAAATCTTTTCTAAGGCTAAAGAATCATGAGCAGCTATACCACTAATCGCTGTGTTTAGGGCTTGTTGCTCGTTCTTTATCGGTATCTTCGTCATCCATTAAACCTTCTAATATTTTACTAAAACCTTCAGTATTCTTTTCCACTACAGTTGGCACTTCAATATTTAACGCTCTGAATTCTGTATGTATATCTTTAACGATTGTATTTCGTTGTCGCAATAACTCTGTTCGAGCGTCAACATCCCGAATAGATACAAGAATTTCTTCCCACAAAACGTCTTCAAGAGCAAGATTGCGAGCCAGAAGACGGACAAGCTCTTTATGACGTTCATATTCAGCTTCTCCGACTCTCTGACGTAATCGCTCTTGGTATCCTTTGACGTCCATTACTTTTGTTCGTCAAGGGCAGCCTTAACTTTGGACTTAACTAGACCAGCTAGTTCATCATCCTTTTCGTCCCAAGCTGTCATCAATACGTTTTTAACTAAAGAGTCTTTAACGTGTTTTTGAGCTTGTTCATCTAGTTTTTCGTAGGCTTTCATTTGAGCTTTTGATAGATTCTTATCAAGCATTTCCATTAACTCAGCTTCGTTATTTTTCAAGTATTTGAAAACTAACTCTTTGACTGCTGGGACTGTGTATGCTACATATGCACCAAGTCCTAGTACTAATGCAACCAAAGCCATGAGTAAAGGCTCATCCATGATAGTATCTAGCAAGCCTGATTCTTCTACAGTGTCAATAATAGCAGTAAGGTTTCCCTCAGTTGTCTCATTATTTTCAGCTGTTTGATTTGATGTTTCGTTTGCCATAGGTTATTCACCTGCAATTATATAATGTCGATGGACTATATAAAGCTTTCGTTGTGTGGCCCCATAAGACGCATACTGCGTAAGAATCCTGTGGGTTCGTGGTCTGTGTAGGAGCCACAATACTATTAGAGCGTGTGACTATATAAAGATTATGCTAAGGTGTACAAGTATAACAGCGTTTAGTGCCGTCGTATAGATAACCTACAGTTCTTTTATCACAGATAGGACAATTCATATCTATGCGTCTACAACTAATGCGTATTCGTAATTGACTCTACCGTTTTTGTCAGTTATTTGATGTACACTAATGTGACGAATAGTTTTAGTATTATCTACTCCTTCCAATTGTGTTTCTAACAGTGCGAGACAAGCACTTAGTGTTGCTGCGCGTTCTGTAAAGTCGTTTACTGCGTAATCTGCCATTTATTCCTCCTTATTATTTTTTCTTTGCTGTTACTTTAGACACTTTGGATGATTCCATTTTATGCTCTTGTGTTTGGGCATTTGCTTCAATCATTTGAGCTTGCTTCTGGCTTGCATCATTATAATCTATAACTGCTTGTGCTTTTACCTTATAAAATGCTGTTTTCTCTGCTTGTTCTTGTTTCCATACGTCTAATGCATCTTTGATAATTAGAAGGGCTGGCCCACCTAATATAGCTATCAAAGTTGTATAGGCTTCAATGTTCTCAAGAACTTCTGAGTTGTTAAGTCCCGTGTGTATAACGAAACCTGCAAACCCAACCCAGAGTAAAACTAAGGGTACGGCAATCATAAACATAAATATGTCGTTAAAAGTTATTCCTTCACTTGCTTCTTTACTCATATGTTCAGTCCTCCTTTTCGGTTTTATCTTTTGTTCCTTTTTCTCTGGAAGTTTTATCTTTGATAACTTTACCTTGGGTAAACGTATACGTGATAACATCTTCCATATCATTGTAACTATAAATATAATAAACGCTGTGGCTGCTGCTGCTAACATTGTTATCACCAACATTAAAAGTATATTCGTAGCTAGGTCCAACATTTATCATTTCTTCTCCTGTATTAATAATTTAATTTCTGCAAGAGCTATTTTTACTTCTTGCATATCCTCTGCATTCTTTTTATGGCGAGCACCAAATTCATTCTTTACTTCATAAAGTGAAAAAACCATAAAGCGATATAATGTATAAATTGCTCCAAGAAGAAGAATTAAAGGTAGTCCATATTCTTCAACTGCAACTAGAACTTCTTCCATTATTCAGGGTCCTCCAGTACAATATCTTCAATTATAAACCATGTGACGTACTCATATTCACCATTTCTATTCCAGTCTGCGAATAGATTGACATATATAGTGTACCAACCAGTATAAGGTTCTGTGAACCAATCTACACCAGAGTACAGAGTATACTCATTAGCTTCCCATCCTGTTACATTGAAGTAGTTGTCATTCCACATATA